GATCAAGACTTTTTACAAGACATCAGCCATGCATCTACTCCTTGGATTAAATCACAATTGATTTCAGGTGAGAGACATGACCTTTTCCGTTTCCATACTTTAGGTGATGGTTCAAACTATAACAAAGAGTACAAAGTTTCAATTTTTAATGTTAGAGCAGCTGGTAGTTCAAATGCTACGGATTATGCAACATTCTCGGTTGCAATCAGAGCTTATTCCGATACTGATAGAAAAAAATCAATCTTAGAAACATATAACAACTTAAACTTAGACCCAGCATCTCCAAATTACATTCTTAAAGTAATTGGTGACCAGAATCTTGAAATTGATGCAAATGGTAAGATGACTATGAACGGTGATTACTCAAATCGTTCTAAGTTAGTTAGAGTTGAAGTATCAGCAGAGGGTTCATTCCCAATTGTATCTGCTCCGTTTGGACATGGTGCATATGTTAATACTGTAAAAGTAACAACTCAAACTGAAGTTCCTGCAGTAGTTTTCTCAACTGGTTCTGCAGATAATACATCATCATCTACATTCAGATACTCTGGTATCGATTTAGAATCATCCTTAGTTAAGATTGATAATTCACATTATTTAAAACCAATTCCTAATGGAGCAAGTGTAGGATCAAATGTTGATTTTGCATTTGATGGTACAATTACTATTAATGGTGGTACTTATTCATTTGGGTATACATTATCAACTAACGATACTGCCGAAACTATTGCAAAGAGACAATTTGTAGTAGGATTCCAAGGAGGATTCGATGGAGTATCTCCAACTGTATCAATTGATAAAGGAGTTGATATTTCTTCTGCTAATTCACAAGGATTTAACTTATCAAGTGCAACAGCAAGTGGTTCAGTTGCTTATGTAAAAGCAATTAATGCAGTATCTAATCCAGATGATTTCGATATTAATTTAGTATCTGCTCCTGGTGTTATTAGAAGACATCACTCTTATGTATTTGATAAGATTGTTGATATGTGTGAAGATAGACAAGATTGTTTCTTCATCGGTGATGTAGTTGGTTGTGATGCAGGTGATACAATTGATTTAGCAATCGAACAAGGACAAGCAGTAGATTCTAACTATGTTGGAACTTACTATCCTTGGGTTAAGACAATTGACTCAAGAACAAATAAACTAACTTCAGTTCCACCATCAGTATTGATGCCAGGAATTTACGCAGCGAATGATGCTATTGCAGCAGAATGGTTTGCTCCAGCTGGTTTAAATAGAGGTGGTATCGTAGGTGCAGTTAGTGTATTGAATAGATTAACTCATGCTGAAAGAGATACCTTATATGAAGGAAAAATCAATCCAATCGCTTCTTTCCCTGGAGAAGGTATCGTTGCATTCGGACAAAAGACCCTTCAAGATAGAGCATCTGCACTTGATAGAATCAATGTAAGAAGATTGTTGATTAAAGTTAAGAAATACATTGCATCTACTTCAAGATACTTGGTATTCGAACAAAATACATCACAAACTCGTTCAAGATTCTTGAATACTGTAAACCCTTACTTATCAGCAATTCAACAAAGACAAGGACTTTACGCTTTCAGAGTAGTAATGGATGAAACTAATAACACACCAGATGTAATTGATAGAAACATCATGGCAGGTGCAATATACTTACAACCTACCAAAACTGCTGAATTCATCGTGTTAGATTTCAACATCTTACCAACTGGTGCGGCCTTTAGTGCATAATTTGAAAAATAAATAAAACTATATTTATTAGTATACAATAGGAGAAAATAAAAAAAATGGCAGAAGTATTAGAATTTAACGATATGTTCTATACCAATTTTGAACCAAAGATGAAGAATCGCTTCATCTTTGATATAAATGGTATCCCCGCTTATTTAATTAGAACTGCAACAAGACCAACAATTCAATTTGATGTAGTGACATTAGACCATATCAACGTTAAGAGAAAATTGAAAGGTAAAGGTGACTGGCAGGACATCACCATGACTCTTTATGACCCAATTGTTCCTTCAGGAGCACAAGCGGTAATGGAATGGGTTCGTTTATCACATGAATCTTTAACAGGTAGAGCAGGATATGCTGATATGTATAAAAAAGAAATTCAATGTTATATGTTAGGACCGGTAGGTGATAAAATCGAACAATGGACTTTGATAGGTGCATTTATCAACCAAGCAAACTTTGGTGATTTAGATTGGTCTTCAAATGACCCAGCTGAAATTCAATTAACATTATCTTATGATTACGCCATTCTTGAATTCTAATTAATATTACATTTTAATTATAAAAAGGGTTCTCTTATTGAGAACCTTTTTTTTTCAACTTTTTTTATTCTATATATTTATATATAAATACAAAAATAAAGGTTTATTATGGCAAATTATGATTTCCCAACCGAAGTAATCACACTTCCTTCAAAAGGATTAGTATATCCTGAATCAAATCCACTTTCAAAAGGTCAAATCGAAATTAAATACATGACAGCAAGAGAAGAGGATATTTTAGCATCACAAAACTTAATTAAAAAAGGTGTTGTATTGGATAAATTATTTGAATCTGTTGTGGTAGAAAAGGATGTAAATATTGGTGATATAATCATTGGTGATAAAAACGCAATTCTTCTAGCAACTCGTATTTTGGGTTATGGTTCAGAATATAATGTAGAGGTAACCGACCCATTTACTGGTGAAAACCAAAAAGTAAGAATTGATTTATCAAAAGTTCAAACAAAAGAGGTAGATGATACTAAATTAAACAGAAATAATAGATACGAGTTTGAATTACCTCTATTGAAGAAAAAAATAAAATTTAAATTATTGACACATAAAGATGAAATTGATATAAATGCAGAAATAGCTGCTTTAAATCGTTTATCAAAAGGTGAAACCGCATCACAAGATATATCAACTCGATTTAGATATATGATTCAAGAAATTGATGGTAATACTGATAGAGGATTTATCAATAATTTTGTTAAAAATAATCTATTAGCAAGAGATAGTAAAGCTTTGAGAGAATATGTAAAAACTATTTCTCCTGATATGAATTTTAATTATGAATTTACTTCAGATATTACCGGTGAGACGGAGGCATTGGATATACCTTTCGGGGTTGGGTTTTTTTACCCTTCCGAGTGATTATAGTATCCAGTTACATTCTCAAATTTGGGAAATGGTTAATTATGGTAATGGATTTACTTGGAAAGAAGTTTATACTATGCCAATTCATTGGAGAAGATTCTATTTCAATAAGTTATTAGAAGCTAAGAAAAAAGAAAAAGAAGAATACGATAAGGTAAATAAAAAAAGTGGTAATCCTAAAGGACCAGGTGTAAATGTGAGGAGGTAAATCTCCTCACTTTTTTTATATACTATATTTATATAAGAGTAAAACTATATTGGAGAAACACTATGTCTAAAAAACCTATAAACGAAGGAATTGTATCAAGATTTATTGATAGCTTTTTTGATTCATACAAAAGAGGTGTGGATAAACAATTTATCCAAAAATCAAAAGAACGAAATCCTGAATTAGCAAAAACTTTGGAAAAGGTTTCAAAGGATTTGAGTGATTTAGAAAGAATGTTAAAAAATAACCAATAATAGGTATTTTTAAAAATGGCAAGAGATCCTAAAAGTATTCAAGCTGAAGTAAAAGCCCTTGAAAACCTAGCGGCCGTAGAAGCACGTCTACTTGTATTAGCAAATAGAAATAGTTCTGCAGCAAGAAGAGAAAAACGAGAATTAAAAGAAAAAAAGGAAGCAATTGAAAAATATGTAGAGAAATTAAAACTATCAGATGAAGCAGCAAAAGATGCATCTGATAGTTTTAAGGAAATGACAGAATCAATGTCATTATCATCTCGTGCAACTAGTAATATGAGTAAATCATTATCTGTTGCAACTAAAAATTTTAGAGGTATTCAATCTGCAGCAAAAGCAATGTTGAATGAGGGTCTTGATAATTTACCAATATATAATGCATCCCAAGAAATAGCAAAAGCAGCATCTGATTTAATGGATGCACAACAAAGTATTTTAAATGCCGGTGTTGATTTGACTGCAGCAGAGGCAGAAGAATTAAATAAAAATTTAACTGATGCATCTGCATCTTTTACAAAGATTATTACTGATAATAAAGAGTTACTCAAAACACAACCAAAAATAAATCAATATGTAAGTGATTTAGTTGGCAGTTTTCAAAGTATAAATCGAGAATTACAAATAACAAATGGTTTGACTAAAGAGGAAATAGACCAATATAAAGAGTTGACAGCCGAAGGAGAAAAATTAAAAGCTAGATTTAAATCCGTAGGTGATATGATGATTACTGCACTTAAAAAACCTGCAGTATTACTCGGTCTAGCAATCATGGCAATTGGTCAGGCGGTTTCTGAATTAGGTGAAAAGTTTAGAGAGTTCGGTGGTAATTTGGGTGGTGCTGTATATTCTGCAACTGCACTCTCTCTTGTTTTTAAAGAAGGAACTAGTGTAGCAAAAGGATTAGCTAGTGAATTTGGAAGTATGAAAGATACTTCTTTTCAAACTTTATTAAATACCAACTTGTTAGCAGTTAATTTAGGTCTTTCAGGTGAGGAAATAACAAAATTAGAAGGTGGATTTGCTCGTCTTAATAATAATTCAAGAGATGTTGCACTTAATATGATTTCGAGTGCAAGAGCAATGAGTGAGGCAGCGGGATTGAATACAGCTGCTGTAATGGAAGATATATCCTCTAATATGGGTAAGTTTGCAGAATACTCAAGTGATGGTGGAGAAAATCTTATAGAGGCAGGAATTGCTGCAGCCAAATTAGGAGTTAATTTGGGTACTGTTGCTTCGGTTGCTGATTCACTTTTAGATTTTGAACAATCAATAACCAAAGAATTGGAGTTGGGTGCTTTATTGGGAAGAAATATTAACCTTAATGAGGCCCGTACTTTAGCATATAGAGGAAAAACAGGTGCTGCATTAAAATCGGTAATACGAGAGTTAGGTGGTATACAGGCATTTAACGATATGGATGTCTATGCAAAAAGAGAAACAGCAGCATTATTGGGTATAAATGTAGAAGAACTGCAAAAAATGTCCCAAAATATGGATAAGTTAAATGAAGATGGTACCTTTCAAAAAACAAATTTTGACAAGATGGGTGAAATTATCACATTTATACAGACGGGTCCATTGGGTGCATTAATATCATCAGCAGGTGCATTAGTAATGACTATTGGTACAGGTATATTTCAATGGACATTAATGAGATCTGCAGTTGATAGAGTAACTGCTAGTATTCTCTCAATGAATGCAGCACAAAATTCTGGTAATCTAACATCAACTCTTTCAGGAGGAGCAGGTGGCAGGTTAAGAGGACCAGATGGTAGATTTCTTGCCACACCACGCCCCACGCCAACACCAACACCAACACCTCCAGGTGGAGGAGCAACATCTTTTTTAGATAAAGTTGGTTCACCTGGTCAAATATTATCACTAGCAGTAGCTTTATTAGCATTCGGTGGGGCAATATTCATAATTGCAAAGGCATTTGAAGTATTTGGACAAGTAACAAATATGGGTCAAGCCTTAGTTGGATTTGGTGCTGCAATTCTTGGTATGGGATTATCAATTGGTATCTTGAGTACAATTTTAGCACCACTGGCATCTACTGGTATATTACAATTAGTAGCTCTTGGTTTCTTAGCATTTGGTGCAGCAGTTACATTGGTTGGACTTGGAGTAAAACTGGCTGCAGAAGGATTTTCTTTATTCGCTTCAAGTTTAGGTACTTTGGCGACTAACATACCACAATTATTTCCTATGATACCACAATTATTTGGTCTTTCATTAGCTTTTACAGCATTAGCATATTCATTGGGATTATTAGGTACATTAGGATTAGCTGGAGTGGGTGTATTGTTAGCAGCAGGAGCAGCTTCGGCTGGATTAAGTATGCTAATGGGTGATAGTGAAGAAACAACTGCATTAGAAGGTGGTTCATTGGAACAAACCATGAAGGATGGATTACAAAATGTAGTTGATGCAATAAACAACAAAAGTTTTGATGTATATCTTGATAAATCAAAAGTTACAAATCTTGTTTTTGCCGAAGAAAGAAGTAAAACACGAAATAATGTAAGTATAACATCAAAAGGAATATCAGGATAATATTATGCCAAGTATATTAGAATTATTTAAGAAAACACCAGGTGTATATTCTCAAATACCAAATGCTACTAATTTTGAAAAAGTGGATGGTATATCCTCTTTGAAAAAAGTTGATACAACACCATTATCTACTAATGATACTAAAAGTATTGATAGGAAAGGTATTTATTATGATCCAATTACTTACACATCTGGTGTAAATTATTCTTCACTTGATTTTACAAAGAAAAGTGGGGGAGAAATAAATATTTTCAGTAATGATAATATTATTGGTAAACAAATAAATAGAGGTTTTAACAAAATATTAGGTAGTAGTGGTTTTGAGCAAGTTCGCAATAATATAGAACAAGATTTGAATGGTATTCGTATTAGTTCAGGAGTAGAAAGAAACAACATTCAACTCTATGGATTTGATGCAATTCGTTTTGCAAGAAGAAGTACTACTATGATGACAATCATGCGTCAAGATAGAGGTGAATCTGGAAAAGGTTTGATAGCTAGTGTAGTTCAAGCACTTGATAAAGGATTGAGTGATGTTAAAGGATTTTTAGGATTTCCTCAACCGGCAAATCCATCAGCTGTTATTAGAATAGGTAGAAGACAAAGATTTAGTGCATTTAATCCAAACTTCGATAAACCTTTTGCAGGAGTATTGGATTCCGTATTCGGAGGACGATGGAAGGGGAATGAACAAAAAACGATGATTAATATCGCTAGAATAAAAAATAAAACTGGTGGAACTGAAATTGGTAAGTTGATTAAAGATTCATTGGGTGGAGACCCTAAAACAGTCGGTTCTCAACTTATAGGTAACGGTATTCAACTTAGTAAAGAAAAAGGTAGATCTCTACTTTATAATTCAGGAAATTTAAGAGAAAATGATGTACTTTGGTCAGATTATGGTGCGTATGGTTCTTATCAAAAAAGTTATTCAACTATTAAAGAAAAATTAGGTGCAAATGGTGCAGATACTTATGAAGATTTATTAAATCAATTAGATTTAATTAAAAGATATTCACCAGTAAACGGCATCGAAAGAAAAGAAAAACCAAGATTAATAGGAAATGCATTTACTGCTAAGGGAGTATATACTGATAAGGACCAATTTGGTTATACCAAATATGCATTTAAAAAGAAAAATTCCGAACATGATGGTAATTTTTGGCCAAAATATTCACCACACACTCGTAATGATGGAAAAGGTACAAAAGGTGACCCAAACAATTATACTAATAAAGCGTTAGTAGATGGTTCAGTAACTCCTGCTAATCCAAAAGGAAAAAAATTAAATGATACTTCACTTAAAAATTACAGAGGTATTGATTATCACGATCCTCGAGGTCAAAAAGATGTTACTGGAGATATTATCCAATCAAGATATGCAACTCCAAAATATATTAAAGATAATAACATTAGAATTGAACCTGATGGATCATTTACAATACTTGGTCAAAAATATAAAGATTTAGTTCCGTTGATGATTAATAAAATAGGTGAAACACCTACTATGTTTAGAACAAATATAACAGGATTAACAGAAAATGTAACACCAACTTGGAATTCAAATAAGTTTTTAGGTAATCCTTTTAATTTTTACACTTATAGTGGTGTTGAAAGAAGTGTTTCTTTTAATTTACAAATATATGCTTTTTCCAAAACAGAACTTCAATTTAATTGGGAAAAACTTTCTAGATTAACATTGATGACATACCCAAAAGTAAGTAAAGATACAAACTTTTTAGTAACAGCACCAATAATAGAATTTAGATTAGGTGATATATATAAAAATAAAAAAGGATTTATAGAAAGCTTATCTTATACCATACCTGATACAGGTCTATGGGAAACTGAAACCGATGGTTCAATTTTACCAAAATTTATTGATGTATCATTAACTATTAAATTTATTGAAACACGAGCCGTATTAGATAATCCATATAACTATAATATTCCACAACAAGATACTTCGGGAAGAGGAATTAATTCCGGAGCTGGACCACAAGTTACCGTAAACTTAGATCGAACTTTACCGGCTTCTCCAGGAACTAGAGTGCTACCTACGACACCTCTAAATGTACCAAACTCCCCGCGTTAAACTTGAGTAAGTATCAGTTTTATTTTCTAAACGAACCAAAAATATAATTAACAAATAATGTCAAGATATACTAATAATAATAGAAGAAAACTAAAGGATGGTAGAATTGTATATAAAACACGTTTATATAAAAGAATACCAAAATCAGACCAAGATCTTTATATTGCAGTTCAAACCGGAGATAGATTAGATGAAATTTCTTTTAATTTTTTAGGTGATAGTTCATTATGGTATATTATTGCTGCAGCAAACAATATACATGATCCTTCTTTTACATTAGATGATGGCACTATTTTAAGGATACCAGTAAATTTTAGAAATTACATAAATTTATAATATATGGGGTTATTTGGTCAATATGCAAATGTCTACTCGACTGTTCAAGAGACTATTTATGATAGAACTGCTAGAAAAAATACAGAACTTGTTTCAGGTTTAAAACCTTGGATTCGTATATCATCAGCAGTACATCAAGGGTTAATACTTGGTACTGGTATTTCTTTAGACGAGTCATTTACTAACCTATATGGTACGGATAGAACCTCTGGTAAAATTGGAGATAACTTTTCAGGTGGAACAGTTTCTGAAACTTCAACTGCATTTGCAAGAGGTTATAGACCATCTCCTATTATTGAATCAGTTGGTATAGAAAATGGTAGTGAAGGTTTGACACGAAAATTAACATTTCAAATCAAATGTTTTTCGTTACCACAATTAGATATCATAACCAAATATTTTTTAGAACCACGATTTTATTTACTTGCCGAGTGGGGTTGGAATACTACCGATGCATATTCGGAAATGGCAAAAATTCAAAACACAACTCTAGAAAATGCAGTTTGTGAAATGATACAATACATGAATTTGGGTGTTTTAAAAAAGAAAAGGTCTGATTCAAAAGGGCATTATGATGCGTTTTTAGGAGTAATTACTGGAGGAGGTATTGATTTTGGTGACGATGAGACTTATATTGTAAATGTTGAAGTGATGACACAAGGAGAAATTCCTGCATATCTACAACAACATAAAGGTAAACCAGAACTAATAAGTGCAATTACCGGTTCTGCTTCAAAATCAAGTCTTATGTTTGATATAAGAACTGAAATTGAAACCGCTCAAAATAGTCCAGAAAGACTTGGAGAAGCGTTATTTATGTATATGTTTAATGATTTACCATCTCAAAAACAAATCAAAAGTGTAAAAGATTTACAATATAAAACTACAAAACAAGTTTCTGATTCAGGTATAAAAGTAGATAGTGTACTTTTAGCAGCTGCCCCTGATTCGTTATATTGGTGTCAAGAGTGGCAATACCTCAACATGAATACAACATATAGAGATAAGTTACGTGAAATACTTAAAGATAGTGCAGATCTAACACTATCGGATGGAAGTGCAGCTGTCTTTAATTCGGAACAACCGCTTATAAGTGATTCCAGATACATTAGAATGGAACTAGCATGGAAAATATTAAATGAAATTGGTACAAACGATGTAATACGAGAGGTGTATAAATGTGGAGATACTGAAGTGAAAGTACCAAATCATACAATTTCGATTGATAATACTATTATTAGGGCTCACAAACATATGTTTTCGATGAATCGAGAATTTCTTTTTATACCAAATTCAATTTTACCTGATTTTGGTCTAGAATCAATTTTTAAAAATGCAACATCAGGAACTAGTACCACTGGATTTTTACAAATGGAAAATGGTCAAATTAAAACTAGAGATGCTACCATGTTTGGTAGCCCTGTTACGTATCAGTTCCCTCGTGGATTAACTTTACAAGAAGCCAATGTCGAACTTGGTGAACAATATGATGAAAGTTATAGATTAGTAAATAAAACTCCACATTCTTGGGGATATTTAAAAGATTTATATGTAAATTTTGATTTTTTTGTTGAATGTTTAAATCGAAATGGATATTTGATAAAAGATATTGCACTTGATATTTTAAATGGATTATCTCAAGGATGTAATATGTTTTGGGATTTTCAAATTGTAGAAATTGGTTCCACTAATCCAAAAGATAGTGGGATACAAAAGTTGGTTGTAGTTGATGCTAATTTCACAGGCATGCCTTCAGGTGGTAAACTAATAGATGGTACTGATTCTCAAAAACGCATCTTTCAATTACAAACAATTGGTGTTAATTCTCCACTACTTGATATTAATATGAAACTCGAAGTAAAGGGTGCTATTGCAAATCAAGTAATGATGCAACGAGGTGACCTTCTTACTAACGATGGTGAGGGTATTACCAAATCATCAGCTGCAATTGAGGATAAAGTTGAAGATTTTAGTGGATTATTTTCCGATGGATTAACTGATAATTTAACTGCTAAAATTATTGAAATACAAAACACTGCAGGCCCTGATAGTGGTGGTGGAGGTAGTAGTAGTTCGACTGTCCTAACACCAGTTATAGAGAGAGATGATGATGGTAATGTAATTAAAATAACATATGGTGCTGAGGTATTTGAAAATGAAAGGATAATTGAAGCTGGCCCAGGGGGCAGTGGTGATTTTGTTACTAGATATGTTTATGCTGAAGATTTATACGAAGCATTTAGAGCTCAAGAAGCATCTGCAGCAGTCGAGGCTGAAACTCAATCAAATTGGGTTATGTTTATGCAAAAAGCAGCAGTATTCCCAAGAGAAAATGATCCCACTTTAACAGATTTTTTTGGTCCTACTGGTTTTTGGAGTAATATATTTGACCTAACATATAACAATACAACTCTTGACCAATTAATAGTTGGAGTGTGGGAAGATTCACAATTATTAAGACAGATTTATGAATATGATATGATAGATCCAAATAATTCTTTAGATAGGAGATTTGAACCTAGAACTAATCCTGGGTATTTACCAATCGAAGTTACTTTTACTTTACATGGAGTGAGTGGATTTAAAGTTGGAGATATGATACACTTTACAGATTTACCACACGTGTATCGACAAAAAATATTTACAGTCATGAATGTAACTCAGGTAATTGATGGTGATATCTGGAAAACAACAGTGACCACGGCTTGTAGAAATTTACCGGCACCTGGTTCTTCACCGGCAGGTATTCCATCACCACCATCACCTACACCTAATCCATTCCCTGGAAATACCGAAGGACAAGGAACTCCTCCACCTGCACCCTCACCTGGTCAAATTACTGAAACAGGAAATTATTGGCCACCTGGTCAAGAACCTGATTGGTCTCGTTAAGATACTTAAAAAATAAATAAATTATTATGGATATAACTAGATATAAAATAATTTCAAGTAGTTTGAGAAATGATAACAATGATTTTAAAATATCCACCTATGTTCCTAAACTTACTAAAAGGGATTATGAGGTTGGGTATATAAGAAGATATTTTGTGCAAAAAGGAAATGATAAATCTTCTCCTATATATGAGGTAAGTTTAAATGAATATGAAAGAATTGTTAAAAAACCACTTTATGTAGGAGTAGCTCTAAAATGGAGAATTTCAGGCCCAATAACTGAAACGATGCTTGATTCAGTATTAGATAAAGGAGTTAGAGAATCAAATCGTATAGCAATTTCATTGGTAAGTGATAAAATGCCAAATTTGAAAATTTATTTACCAAATCTTTTACAATTTCACGAATAATATATATTTATATAAAACAACAAAAAATAAGTTATGGCATTTAAACATCTTACGGATTTAGAAATCCAACAAATGACCTTCGATTGGCGATACAGAGGTTGGACAGTATTACAACTCCTTACCGAGGAACAATGTGATGAAATCAATAACGAACTAGAAAGACTTCGTCAGGAAAGGGCATTAACCACCAAAGAAAATGGTGAAGAATGGGGAGAATGGGACCCTTTTGCATATCCACACAAATTATCACCAAAATTAGAATCAATTTTCGCACATCCAAAAATATTAGAAGCATGTGAATTCCTTATGGAAGGTGATGTAGTTGGTTTACAAACATGGTCATACTTCAAACCACCGGGTCAATTGGGTAGAGACCAACACCAGAATGCATTCTATACCGGATGTGGTCATAATGAAATTATCAATACTGCACTTGCGTTGGATAATCATGACCCAGAAAATGGTGCAGTGTGGAATTACGAAGGTTCTCATCGATTACCAGTTTTACCGATTGAAGTGGATGAGGAAAGAGCAAAAACTAATCCTAAATTTTGGAGAAATGAGAGAGGTAAACCGTGTATTATGCCAGAAGGACATGATTTTAAAAAGGTAGAAGGATACCTTCGCAAAGGAGAAGTAGTTTTACTTCATTCTCATACTATTCATGGTTCAGAAGCAAATAACTCTAATAGATTCCGTAGAAATTTATTGGGTGGGTATTTGAAAAAAGGTGCCTATTTCAATCAAGGTAGTCACATGAAAAGAGAACCAATTGATATGTATGAACTTCGTAAAAAACATTGGGGAGAATAAAAAAAAATTAAAAATTTTTTGAAAAAAGTTGAGCATTCATTTGGAAAGCTCAACTTTTTTTTGTATGTTTGTTATGTAATGAGAGTTCAACTACTAAACCCCTTAAATATGAACATTGTAAGATTTGACCGCCACGAATTATTCACCAACGATTGGATGGAATACCATTCTACTACCCTCCGAAATGTAGAAGATTTCCACATGGATAGAAATGAGTCTTGGTTCACCCCATTATACAATATGTTGTGTGGTGTGTGGGATGGATACCTTTACACCGAAATGTTGGAAATGGCTAAAGAAATGGAATTACCCACTCCCATTCTTCAACGAATTGCAAACACAATCCAATTTATTGGAACTAGTGTAAAATAATTAAAAAAAGACTAGGAATTACGAATAATTTTTCGTACATTAGTAAAGTAATAAGAGATAACCCCTAAACGATAAAAGATATGATGATTAGTGTTTTAGTTTCCGCCCAGTACTACGAGAATTATTCCGATAACCAAACTCCCTATTGGAAACCCAAAGGTGGTGTGGATTTCTCCTTTCCGATTGATTCCGATTTGGTAATGTATGCTTACAAGGAAGATTTGAAATCTGCTCTCATCAAGATGGTGGAGGAGCAGAGTAATGAGTATTCTCGTTATGAGTACATAGATCACGAGGTTAAGTTCTCCAAACCCATAGTGGTGGAGGGACTTGGTGAAGAGTTGCAGAGAATGGCATTGGTATAAAAATTATTTTCCAAAGTACTAGGAAATGTAAAATTTTTTTCGTATAATTGTATTCAATATAAAACATAACCCTTAAACCCCTCATATTATGAATTACATAGTTGACCCACAGACTTTACTTTTTAACTCTCACCGAATCAAAGGTTTCACCGAATTGATTAGAGATACTCGTGTTGCCCAATGGGATTTGTTAGAACTAGCAACCGAAGTTGCCGAAGAATGGACAGATATGTGGGATGAAGACCAAGGATTTGGTTCTTCTGATATGACTTATATGATTCAACAATTCATTGATAGGGTGATTGATTTTGTTGGTAAAGATGGTTATCTAATGACAAAGTTCACCCCTGGTTTATCAGTAGTAGAATACTCAGAGGCTGACTACCACACTCAGGTTCAACGAATGGAAAGTGGAATTTAATATAAAATTATGATAGGTGGTGTACAACCAAAACTAGTAGTATCTTTTGATGAAGAAGGTAATTTACAACTTGACCCAACACAGGCAGAACTTATGGGATTAACTGAAAAACATATTAATTGGAAACTTGTCAGAGAAAATGATGGGTTAACTAAACAATCCGAAAAAGTAATGTGGATTGAATTTAACGATGATGGTAGGTTTAAAGAAAGATACGATGAAATTGGTTTAAATCGTTCACTTATCATGTCCCCATTTAATGATTACTTTACATGGCAAACAACTACGGTTACCGAAATCTTAGACCAAACCGATGAGTATGTAAAATTCAAAACCAACAATTCAATTTATACACTTTTAAAATTAAATGGAGATGGAATTAAAAAATAATGTAAAAAACGAAACTTTTACTAATCGTTATGGCAAAAAGTTTATATTTATTCTGAATGAAGATGGAAACATCCAATGGAATGGTGAATTTAAACATTGCCGATATGGATTTCCAAACGATTACACTAAAGCCTATAAAGCGTATCTCACATTCGGTGGAGAAATGAATCTCAATGAATTCAAAGAAGAAGTTCATAGACAAATTTATGATGGGAAAACTGGTAAATGGTTAGGTCAATGTGATATAGCGCGAGTATATGGTCCGATGGTAAAATCCAGTATGGGTGTAATTGATATGGTAGACCCAAGTGGAGGGCCGTATCTTACTGCCGGAATGGAGATTATGGGTAGAGTTATTAAAGAGTTTAAACCAAATGAAGAGGGATATTTAATTATCACAAAAACAAAATGAAAATTAGAACATTAGAATCAGACACACGAATGAGATTTCTATTAGGAAACAATCCAATCGGTGAATTAGTAAAATTGGTATCAGATACCTGCAAACAAATTGAAAAAAAGAAAAGTTATGGAAAGCAAATTCGGTCCGTTCAAAGACACGAGACCACTTAAAGAAAAATTAACATCATTTTTACAATCACTCCTATTTTGGAAAGGTAGACCTTCAAGAAATGGGTTCGTACACACTCGTGATTTAGAGTGGAGTGATATTCGTTTTATATTTTTTCCAAAAGGATTTGAGGAAAAGTATGGATATCTAGGAACTGCTATTTGGGAAGAGAGTTCATTTTTTAACTATATGTATCCATTAGTACTCGCAATGGATTATGAGGCAAAACCAAAATGGTGTCCAAGATGGTTTCTTCGTTTTCTCTATGTGTTTGGTGATGATAAAAGTATGGTAAGAGTTAGAAATCACAAATTATCACACTTACATAGAAGATTAACCAAAGGTATCACCTTTTGGGATTGGAAAACAAAATGGAGTGATTATGATTTACGAATCTCAATATCAGCATCACAACACCTACAAGACCTCGCAGATGATATAGAACAAGGAGTTTATAGTAGAGGTAGACAGAAAGAGTTAGTAGACCAAATCAAAAAACTTGACCCCAATGCTAATGTAATTTGGGGAAGTATCCAAAGATTGGAAAAACAATTAGAGGATTTGGAAAATACAAAATAATTTAGTATCTTTGTAAAACTAAAATGCTAAAAGATGAATTGGGACGAGTTATACAACGGATATTTAAGTAGGTGTAAAGGTGAACCACTTAATTTTGCAGAGTTTGTCAAGTTAAGAAAAACAATAATCCATAACAAAAAAATGGAAGAGAAAAAGAGGGAGTGGTTTGAACTTAAATGATTAAAAAATAAACTATAAAGATATGTTAAAGGGTATTAAATATTTTTTCAAAAGAAAATATCAGCAAATTCAACGAGTAATCCATTTCTTACCCACGATATGGAATGGGTTTGATTTTGATTATCGTTATTCATTAGACCTTTTTAAGAAAAGTTTGGAAAGACAAGCAAAGTTTTTAGAAAGTGATAGGGCATGTACATTGGAAGCAAAACAAAATGCTGCAAGAATCAGAACTGCAATCCGATTGATGGATAAAGTTTATGATGACGATTATGGGTGTGAATACCAAGATAAACTAAAACAACTATATGGTGAGAATGCATTAGACTTTTGGTTTGAAGATACTGGTGAAGGGGATGGTTCAACTTTTTTGAGATGCGAATATGAGAAATGGGATAATTCAGAAGAAATTGAAGAAGTTCAGAAAAAACTATTTTTAGAATCAAAAGAAAAACAAAAGAGGGCCCATAAACTACTTTGGGATTTTATAGAACACAATGTACAGAATTGGTGGGATTGATTATGAAACAGACAGCAATACAACAAGCCATTGTAATGGTTAGAAGTAGAATAGATACAATAGACGAGACTCTAATGGGGAAACATACTATTCATCATCTTCAGCAGATTGAAAGAGGGTTGTACGAGTTGCTTGAGGAAGAGAAGGAGCAGATAAGAAAAGCTTATAATAGTGCAATTCCTTTTAAATTTGGAGAACAATACTATAACGAAACCTATAACACCAACGAGAAATGAGGTATAGAATAATAGAAGTAATAGAGGCATTTTATCCACAAGAAAAGAAATACTTTTTCTCTAAATGGGAGTATATTGATAATATGCAAGTTCACTACACTTGGGGAAAGTTTGAAAAACACCACTCTAATGTGGCTACATACGATGAAGCACTTGAAGTAGTAGAAAAGAGAAAACAGCACTTAAAGGGTAAAAAGTTCAAAAAAATACATAACCTTTAACACCAAATAGAAATGAAAAAGAA